TTTACTGTACAAGTAACACCAGTAAAATCAATTTGTGCTGGTGTTGCGCCTGATAAATCAGTTAGTGCAATAATTTCATCTTCAATTTGTTCTACAATTGTTTCAGCGCCTGCACCATCGTAGTCTAATGAATCATTTGGCTGTTCAATTGCAACTGTAAACTTTTGGTTTGTACCATATAGTGCGCCACGAATAACAACTGTTGCATATTTTTCAATAATACGCATAATGCTTTCAATTGCTAGTCCGCTTCCTGTTTGAGCGTTTACTGCTGCACCACAAGCGACTTCAAAAAATGTAAGTGGCTTGTTGCCGTTGTAATGAATTGCTGTCATATCAGCGTATGGTTTTCTGTTTGCAGCCACTAATACTGCACTGCCGCCGCCGATTGTTGCTTGTGTTAAATCTGCCATCTTTATGCTCCTTTATGTTCTTCTAATGCTTTTAGCAATTGGTCTTTAATAGAAGCACGTAAGTCTGACTCTCCAACTTTCTGCATAGGATTATCTCCGCCTGCAACTTTTGGATGTGTTCCTTTACGTCTATGCATACCACCTGCTGTTTTCTGAGTAATGTAATCAATATCTTTATACTCTTCATCAGGTTCATTTGCGTATGCTTCTTCTTTATCTTTATCATCTTCCTTATCATGATCGTCCATATCATGATCGCTGTCACCGTCTTTATCAAGTGATTTAATCATAATGTGATCTTTGTCATGGTCTTTTGGAAGATCCATTGAATCTTTTTCTCCGCCTGGCATATCGTCATTGTCGTCGTCAAAGTCCGGAATTAATTTGTTAATTGGCTTTGGCATTGGCGGCATGTCTGGACCTTCTGGTCCGTCCATTGGTCCGTCCATTCCTGGCGACATAATAGACAACGTAGGCATTTCAGGTTTTTCTGGTTGATTAATCATATCAGGATTAACTTTAGTCATTAATCTCAAAATGTCATTAATTGCATCACCTTGTGCATTTATGTTAATACTCATTGACGCTTTGTCTTTCGGCTCTGCAGGAGGCATATCAGGTGTCATCATTGGCGGCATCTCGTTCATTCCACATTCGTCTGTGCTTTGATCTAAAGGTGCTGCTTCAGTTGTTGCTGTATCAAGCTCACGCATTCTTTGCATAAGTTCATTAAAGTTCATTATTTACTCCCTACAGGACTCTTGACCCCTGCTTTGTCTTGTTTTAATTTTGGTGTGTCCTGATAAACATCTGCTTTTAGTTTATCATGTCCTAGTTCTTTTTTTCTTTCTTTTGCTTCTTTAGAAAGTTCTTTTAAGAAACCTTTATTGAAGTCATCTCCAAAGTAATCTTTTTGCTTTACATTCATGCCATCTTTATATTCATTGTCATGTAGTAATGCACCTTCGTAATCTGCCTTGCTTCCCATAGTAATTTGATCAATTTCAGTTGGACTTGCACTGTTTCTAACTTTGTAGTAACCTGCTTCACAACATTCCATTTCAAAAATTTCTTTTTCAATTTCTGAAGTAGTAATTGGATACTCAGTCATTACATCAAATGTATGTACTTCCATGTTTTTCAATGTTGGAAAATCATGTGGTACTTCTGTAACCGGAGTAGATTTCATTTGTTCAAATTGCATAATACCTCGATTATCAAGTCTTGCTTTTAAATCGTCTGCAAAACTTTCTGGTAAATCACCTGCAACTTTTACCTTAAAACTATAGGTTTTCTTGGCTTCTGATAGATATTGTGTGTACGTCTTCATGTAAGTATTTATTCCTTTTCGCTTAATTTCTTAATTAATTCATTGCGATCAAGCATTACATAGCCCTTTCCATCAAGAACATCATTAGGATCTTCGGGTGAATCTTGGTCCAATTTAAATTTTTTCAACTGTAAATCTACTGCTTTTAGTTTTTTATCTACTTTGGCAGTTTTAGCATCTATAGCGTTTTTAAGCATACTACTAGCAACTTCAAATATTCTTCCACTATAACGTACTTCTACGTTCATGCCTAAATCCATTAAATCATCGTATGCTTTTTCTGCTTTATCTGCAAGACTATCTAAATCCTTTTCTTCTAAAGCATCTAGTTCGTTTATCTTAGGCAAATCACCTGTGATTTTAGTTACTTCTTTGTAACTTTCTTCAATACTTTTAATTTGTTGAGGTGTTACTTCAACAGGAACTGACTGCTCTTCTTGCTGCTGTGCAGTTTCTTTATCTTCCATATTAAACAGTTCTTCTAATTTCTTTGTCATACTATTACTTATCGTCTCTTGTTGCCAGTGTGAAAAATATCATCTTCATTTACAATACGAAATCGAACACGTTTTTGTTTACACCATGCCCCTGCTGCTTCCCATTTTGCCATATTTTTAATATACTGTTCTTGATTGAATCTACTTTTTCCAACACTTTCTCTCATAGTTTGGTTTTTGGGTTTTACTTCTATAACTTCTGCTCTTTTCTTTCCGCCCTTTTCCAAATATACAACGAAAAAGTCAGGAACATATATTGAATACTTTCCTGTTAATGGATCTCTATATGGTATCTTGATACTTTCACTTGCCCATGTTTCTACACCTGGATGTTCATCTAGCATTCTCATAAAAACAAACTCCCAACTACTTCTAGCAAGAGGTCTTTTTGTACCTACATATTTTGCAGGATTCTTCATTTCGAATCTTCCTTGTGCAAACTTAGGCATTATGGTATCACGTTACGTTGTTTTGATATATCTTGAGATGGATTTCTATAGCCTAGCGTAGATGTAGGCGGTCGGTTGTTGTTAAGTATTTCAGATACTAAACCACTTATTTCTAATCCTTCTAATTTTTTTAAATCATCTAGTATAGAAAAAATTGATGTGTTTTCAAGTTTTGCTTGTTTTAGAACACTCATTGAAATACTTGCCGCTGCATCTTTTGAAAATCCTCTGCTTTCAAAAAAACCTATAGTTGCATCAACTTCAGTTGCATTAAATTCTAACGGTGCAGTACCGTATGTGTCAAAAAACAATTTTGTTTTTGCAGCACTGTCAGTAAGTTGTTTTGCTGGTAAATTTGTTGTAGCCATATTATCTTCCGATGTCCTGTCTTCCGGTGCCGCTTCCACCTATTTTTTTCGGTGTGCCTTTAGTAGTTGAGTTGCTAGGATCATTTTTATTAAACACTGAGCCTGCAATACCGCTTATTGTATTTGCTACTGCTTGCGTACCAACTGGGCTAGTAAGTATATTTGTTGCTTCTGATAATAATCCTGCTTTGCTTAATCCTTTAGCACCCTTATAAGTATTTACTGCTTTGATTGCAGTGCTTAAAAAATTTCCTCCGGAACTAAATGCTGTACCATCTCCAACTGCACCAAACACAGATTCTAATCCATCTAGTACTCCGCCTGATCCTAATAGATTTCCTGTTCCGCCGCCGCCGACAGTTAAAGGTCCAGGTGTATTATCATAATGTAATGTAGCAAACCCTTTAGGCGTACCTTCGCTAACTGTTCCTGCAGAGTAAACAACTGCTTCATACTGCAAAGTCATTGTGCTTTCAGCAGGTTCAGATGTTGCTGCATAATCTCTATTACCGTGTTGCCAAGATTTAATTTTAGGATTGACAAGTGTATATCCTATAAATCTTCGTCTGCCCATTGTATACAAAGTTACACTTTTAAATAGTGGACTACTAACATCGTTATCTAATCCATATCTAAATTTATCAAATTCTGTACCTGTTGCTCTATAAGGATCTGTTTTATCACTATACGCTGAACTAGGTAAGTTTCTATCTCTAACATAATAACCATAGTAAATTGCCCATAATGCATTTATAACACCTTGGTTATCATCGTGGAATGTAAAACTTACATCTTCATAATTAATATTTTTGTAAACAATTCTTTTTCGATTATACTGATTATAAGTTTCTGTTTCAAAATTAAACTTTGGTAAGTCAGCAGTCTTTACCAATAATCCTGTTTCGTCAGCATGCTTTGCTGTAAAATTAGCAGCCTTGTGTGCAGATGGATCTACTTCAATTTTTAAATAATAATTAAATTTCGTCTTTGGGGCAAGACGCATATTATCATCAATAAACAATCTAGTAGCGTGTGTATAATTCGCTACTCTACCTTTAGGATTTGTAATACCTGTGAATACGTCTGTCAGAAATCTAGTAAACTTATTTGCCATACTAGTATTTAGCCATAAAAAAAGCCCGGGGTTTTAAGCCCGAGCTTTCTAATATCAATACTAAAATTAGTATTAGCCTTGTGCTGCGCCAGCACCAGTAGTAGATGCGCCAAGCGTTCTTTCCACTGCTGCACCAATTCCAACACCAACGCCTTGTTCGCCTGCACCCCACTGTACCATGTTATCAAAACGTATAGTCAATGCTACACGCATGTCTTCGTTGGTAGCGTAGTTTGCATCACCGTAGTCAGCGTTAGTTAAGAAACAGCCATACATGTTAGAAGTTTCTAACACGTTAACTCCAGCAGCATTGTTTCCATTGCCACCGTCTAATACTTCAATCTTAGTAGTAAATTTGTAATCAATACCTGATCTTGCAGATGCTTGTTCAACAAAGTCGAATTGTTTCTGAATCTGTTGACCAACAAGTTTCTGTACTTCTCCACTTGCATCGTCACGTAAGTTAAGAGTTAATGTTTCAAATGTATACTTACCTGCTAAGAATACTTTTGAGTTGTAAACGTCTAGCGTCATTTCTTCAAAACCAACTTTAGGTCTTGAAACATCAACTACTTGCTTTGTCAATTCAGTTGCAGAACTTACTCCAAATCCTAAAAGCGTCACTCTAAAGCGATACTTTAGTTTAGGCATCAAGAGCACTTGGTTGCCTGCGTCTGTTGGTACTGAAAAGTTATTTAATGATGTAATAGGCATGTCTTATATCTCCCCTGTGTTCTTGACACGCAACGGAATGTATATAAACTCAATAGCCTTGACCGGTTCAATCGCAATATCAACATATAGTTCGTTGCGGTCGACTCTAGCCGGAGTATTGTTTGTTTCGTCACATACTACTGCGAAATCGTAAATTGCTCTAAGACCAACTAGTTCAAGAAGTAAACTTTCAACTGCCTGTTTTACTTCATCTCTAGTAATCTTATCATTTGGTTCAAAGATATACGGACGAGCCAATTTGTTAAGTTGACTACGCATGTATACAACTAAACGTGCTACGTTTATTCTATCTAGTGCAGAAGCGTTTCTTGCTCTAGTTTTTTGTCCGTAGTTTACTAATCCTACACCATTAAAGAATGTAATTGGATTAACTTTTAGATCATATAATGTATCTCTTTGTCCTTCGTTAAGTGCAACTGTTTGGAACTCGCCTGTTGCTGCATCAATATATCCTACTGCTGTAGCATTTGAAATGCCGCCTCGTCTTGTTCCTGCAGGTGCAAACCATGGAAACGATACTTGATCACTTAGTGCAATAGTTCTCATCATCATGTGTGATGCTGGAACAACTGCGTTTGAACCACCTAAGTCTGTTGTAAATCCATTTGGATAAAACGCACCTAAGTATTCATCGTATGTTACTAAGCCATCATC